CCGTCAAGTTACAGACCCTCAGTGGTTCACGAACTGTGACCTATGCGGCGAGGCCTACGTCGAGGCCTCGGAGTAGCCAAATCTTCACCGCGATTTCCTGCTATAATGACACCCTAAGGAGCGACCAATGACAGCAGAGGAGCTTTCAAACAGAGAAGCTTTGATTGCCGAGTCAGCTCGTATTCAAGCAGAGCAAGAGGCGGCCGCTGAAGCTCTTGCCGGATTGAAGGCATCTGCCCGCGCAAAGCTTGTGGCAGGCACACCTTTAACAGAGGAAGAAGCTGCAACTCTTGTAATTTAATTGCTCGTAGGCACACTTTCTGGTGTTATTCTTGATATGGTAACGCCATGAAAGTTGCTGCTTACGCCATTGCGTTAAATGAGGAAAAACACGCTGCCCGCTGGGCTGAAACTACAAAGGACGCGGACTTCCGCCTCGTGTGCGACACTGGATCCACAGACCGCACGGTAGAGATCCTACGTGAGCATGGAGTTATAGTTCATGAAATTAGCGTCAATCCTTGGCGCTTTGACATTGCACGCAACACCGCACAGAGTCTATTGCCTAACGATATAGACGTATGTTTGTCTTTAGATATGGACGAGCTTGTAGATGAAAACTTCTTTGAGGAAGTTAAGAAGCAGTGGGTAGACGGAGCTACAAAAGGTTGGTGTGAGTTTGACACCGGTCACGTTTGGTGGGGTTGCCGTCTTCATTCACGACACAAGATGTATTGGAAATATCCAATTCACGAGGTTTTTGTTCCTTCACTTGATACAGAAAATATTAGCTGCCAGATTAAGGGAGTTAAGATGTATCATAAGCCGGATAACTCTAAATCGCGCGGACAGTACTTGCCTATGCTTGTTGCCGCGTCAAAAGAGTTTGGAGAAGATCACCGCATCTGGGTTTATCTATGTCGCGAGTACTACTTCTACAAGCAGTGGGATCTTGTTATCAGCGCGGCTGAAAAGGTAACTGAGTTTAGCAAAGACTGGTACATCGAGCGCGCGGCTGTGTGCCGCTGGGCCGCGGAGGCTTCACGCAATATCGGTAAAAAAGAAGAAGCTCACGTTTGGGCAGACAAGGCAATTGAAATTGATCCTTGTGGGGAAAATTACTACGAGAAGGTACGTTGCTACTATGAAGACGGCGACTGGGGCGGAGTCTGGGAGACGTGTAAGCTTGTCGCCGCATGCGCTAAGACAGATCACTATCTTTCATCTGAGGCGCTATGGCGTTGGCAGCTAGATGATATGCGTGGACTATCTGCGCACTACCTAGGTGATAGAGATAAGGCTGTACAATATGGTGAGGCTGCACTTGCCGGAAATCCCGACGATGAACGCCTAAAAACAAACCTAAGGTTTTATCGAGCAGGAATCGAGGCACAACTAAATGGAACAGCCTGATGTATTTGTTGCACTTCTTGTAAAGCAAAAGGAAGCCGTGCTTCCTTTATTTCTTGAGTCGCTTGAGGCTTGGGATTACCCTAAGGAAAAATTATTCCTGTATATTCGCACGAACAACAACACCGACAATACCCTGCAGATTCTAAATGACTGGGTAGAAAAGAACGGGCATTTATACAAGGGATATAAGTACGAGACTGAAAACGTCGAGCAGGCAGTAGAGCGTTTTAAGCAACACGAGTGGAACGGCGAAAGATTTAGAGTTCTTGCAAAGATTCGTCAACAAAGTTTTAACGAGTGTCTAAAAACTGACTGCAAGTATTACTTTGTAGTTGACGTAGACAACTTTATTTTCCCAGAGACACTGAACGAGCTTATTAAGTTAGATCTGCCTATTGTAGCTCCGTTTATTCGCTACGCGGTGGCGTTTGGCGACAACGTGGATGACGAGGAAACTGCAAAAGAGCGCGAAGGACACCTTGGACAGTACTACGCCAACTATCACCACATCGTAGATGACTATGGCTCAATCGTGGCAAACGATGCTTACTACCAGGTGTTAGAGCAGAAGGTCAAGGGACTTATCGAGTGCATGTGCGTTCACTGCACGTATTTAATTAAGCGCGAGCATCTTTCAGAGCTTTCATATCTAGAAGACTCCGATCGCTGGGAGTATATGGTGTTCTCGAACTCTGCGCGAGATAAGAATATTAAACAGTATCTAGACAACAGAACTATCTACGGTATTCTTACACTGTCAGAAAACGCTGGCGCATCGCGCTGGTGGTACGAGTATCTAAAGGATAAAGAAGATAGAGCTGAAGCGTATAAGGATCGCTGGCTACGCTAGCGGTTTTTCCTTCTTAGGCTTCTTTTTCTTTTCCTTCTCGCGCTCGCTTTTTGCTAGCTTCTCTTCGCGTTGAATATGATACGCATCAACCGCATTAGCACTTGTTCGTGAGCGCCAGGTAAAGTCACAAGCCTCGCATTGAACAAGACGCATGGTTGCCCAACGTCCTCCACCTGGAACATCTACTACCAATGTCTTAAGTTTATTTGGTCGTGCGTTGCAGTAAGGGCATTGTGGAAAACGTTGTCTACGTGATTCCTGCCCGTTCCAGGATACGGAAAGTGTACGACGAATTTCTCCCTCGTCTTTTCCTCCCCAGATTCCCCAGATCTGCTTGTGCTCTAACGCCCACTTTAAACATTCACCGCGAACAGGGCAAGAGAAGCAAAGATTTTTTGCCTGGTATTTTTCTGAAGGTTCAGAGGAAAAAAAGAAATCGCGAAGGTCTTCATTCTTAGGTTCAGCGCACGCTGAGTCGCGTTGCCAATTTAAGTTTCCTGGGATAGAACTCATTCTGCGACAACCTCCACCCATGTGATAGGGGTTAGATTGTCAACTACATCACCTTCGCGTGTCTCGCCGTCTTCATCACATGCGGTTAATTCGTTATCGCTATCTACTTCTCCTGCGTAACCGTAGTTAATCAACGCGGAGTCAAGATACTTAAATCCGTTACCTAATGACACGGATATACCGTCGCGTTGCAACGCAGATGCGAGTGCACGACGAATAAGCTCGTTCTCTAGATCTATATGATCCTCTGTGAAGAAGGTAACCGAATGAGCGTGTAAAGGCTCGTAGCCTTCACCCGTCCATTCCTTCCACAAAAGCTCACCTATACGTGAGTCTTTCACAATTCCCCTTAGCGCTATCGTCGTTAAGGGAATATTACACTGAAAGGTGGATCTTCGCGCGGATAAACGCAGATTATTTTAGAGCAATAAATTACCTCAGGTCAGGCATAAAAGTGTCTCTAAGCGTCACTGAGCAACGCCTACATGTTGTTGTAGGTGCCGAGCTGGAGTACGCCGTTGACGTCAGGCCATAGGTATTGGTAGTACTCTGGGCGGTAACCTTTATCCTCTGGCCAGCCAAACTGAGAGTACCACTCGTACTCCTTGCGCAATAATGCAATGCGGTGGGTAGACGCGATTTGCTCGTACGTGTCCTTATCCTTAAACCAGTAAGGGAAGGTTAACTCGTCACTGATACGGCCTAGCTCGAGCGCGCGGACTAGCGTTCCTTGAATCTTAGGAATCATCGTAGATTTGTAACCGCGCTTAAGCCACTCGTCGCACATGGTAGTTGCGTATAAGGCTAAAGCTTTCTCGTGGCCTTCCCACATCTTTGCCGCGGGGTGATTACGCCAACCCTTAGGGTCACGGTGCTCTCCTTGTGGATTCAGCGAGGTAAGTACAAGCATAAGCTGCCATGCCTCAAGCACCTGCTTGTTAAGGCGCTTGTTATCTAGCTCCTGGGCAATGCGCTCAAAGGAGTCGGTATGAGGTACAAAGGTTTGCATGTATTCGTCCGTTCGTCATTTTAGTAAATTATAACAGGAACTACAGCTCGTCGGGCGTAGGCTCCTCGTGAATAGATTCTTCTTCTAGCTCGTCAATATCATCTTCCCCGTCAAGCTCGATAGAAGAGATGTAGATACCTACCACGGTCAATCTTCCGCAAACATAGCAATCTGACACCGCGCCTGGGGATAATTCAATTGGCACCGTAACGCTTATCAGACGGGTAATGATGTTGCCGCTAATGTCTACGCTATCAGCTTCCCATAGACTATTTTCGTCTATCCAGCATCTTTCACAGATCGGCACGAGACTATCATCGTACGTGCGGATATGCTTCATTCGCTAACGGTCTCCATAGGGCTACTGTACCACTTTTTCTTAGCGTAGTGTCTGGAGAATCCTTTATCTGCGTCGATAAGATATTCCCTATCTCCGATTAACTCTGCGTCTGGCCCCTGTGGGTTTCCGTCAAGTGAGTCCTTAAGAGCCTTACCAATCCAGTTTGCAGCCTGTACAGGTACAGCCTTGCCCCATACCGCTGCAAGTTGTGAGTAATCGCGCACGGCTTCAATGTTCCAATCATCAGGAAGACCTTGCATGCGAGCAGACTCTCTATGTGTAATAAGTCGTGGCTGTGTTGGGTGAACAACGTGATCTAAAGCCGAGCCAGTTAATACGTTGCACCAGTGATCTTCTTTCCAACGATACGGTTGCGAGAAGCCAAGCTTAAAATCTTTACGAATAACGCGAGGAGAAATGTCGATCCATTTCTGAGGAAACTTACCGTCGTTCATATCTACAGCTTTTTTCAGCGCTTGCCCTGTGTCGCCATTTCCTTCCCAGCCTTCATTGCCGATAATGCTAAAGATCTCTTCAATACGTTGCGCGTGAATATTTGTTTTACCGATGTGACCATCAACCATTCCGTCTTTAGTGCGTAGGTGTTTAACATACTTTGATGGAGACGGCGCGGTGTACTTTTGCTTGTTCCATGTCTGAGGCATCTCTGCAAGATCACCGATGATGTCCATGATGCGTGGAAGTTCTTTTGGTTCGGTAATCGGTGTTGAAAACTTAAGACCAGATTCAACAGCTACCCAGAAATAACGTGGTCGATATGAGAATCCGCCAACCTGTAGGTTATTTTCTTTAACATGGTATAGATCATATTTTTTACCGGAGACCTGTTCAACCATGTCGCGATACTTAACCATTACGTCGCGTCCTTGTGTGTATGCCTGCTGGACGCACTCAAAAACAATGGCGCGTGGTTTTACTCGTCCTGCGTATTTCATAAAGGCTACGGTATGCTCGTGCGCCTTAGAGTCAGGTCCACGATTGGCAGGACCAGACCATACAGACCAACCAGAGCAAGGAGGGCAGCCCATAACTACGTCAGCTTTTTGCACACGCCACTCGTTAGGGTCATCTGAAAACTCCGCTGTCCAATCATCTCCAAGAAGGTGACGGTTGTTTTCTGCGACCGCGTTTCCAAAGTTTAACGTTCCAGTGCGCTGAATCATCTTCATATCATTTTGCACGAAGCCAAGACTCATGAACGCGGCAAGCCCGTTGCAGTCGATAAAGGTATGTTGTGACAAGGCAATAACCCTTCGTAGTTCCCAGGGTAGGACCTTATACCGACTTACCATTTACCGCGTGCTATTTACGCAGAAAGATTAGCTTTTTTCTCGAGCTTCAACATACCTACCTCGTAGCCGCAGCCTGCGTATCCTGCGATATCAATCCAGGTATCTCCCTGGAACCCTGACTTGTTTGCGTAACGTGCAACCTTTAACCCAACCATCATCATTGCAACATCTTCATTTGATACCTCAACGCCGAGGATCATTGACCATACCTTTGAGATACGGGAAAAGTTTTCCTCAGGCCCTCCGTACTGTGTATCCCTATCTCCCGTGATGATCTTTGCTGCCTCGCGTAGAGCTTCAACTCGATACTGAACTACTCCGTCATTTTCTGTCATTTATCTTCTACCTTTGTACGAATAGTGATGATCCCTGTAAGTATCTTACCGTTGTCTAGCCTGTCCTTTATCTGTAGCTCTGAGTCCATAGGCAAGGTTGCGTTTTCGTCACCGCAAAAATCCTGCCAACGCTGCTTAGCACCGTCCATAATTTCACTTAAGGTAGAACCTGTAATATAGAACTCAACTGTAGATCGCATTATTGAACTCTCTTCTGAAGTTGATGAGGTGAATAGTGAGCTCCGTCAAGGGCAGGCTCCTTGTTGTCATTAGACTTAAAAATAATGTCGCCGTAGCGAATCCCAACAACCCTACCTCTGCGTCCATTATGAATAGAACCTGTAGAGCCTTGATACGCATCAAGCTTTACACGTACTTGATCTCCTACGGTAATTGCGCCAGGTTGTGCGTCAATCCATACCTCGTTAGGTACCTCAGGAGTTACCGCGTGGCCAAGAGCTAGCTTATTAAACAACGCAAGTACGTCCTTCTGCTGAGCATCAGACAACTTTATCTGTTCCCACGTGGCAAGAAGTTTTAGCAGCGCGTTGCCCACACCTACCTTAACCTTTGCGTCTTGCATCTGCTCTCTAATCCACTGTTCGTTGATCTCAGGCATCGTGTCCATCCTCCTTAGGTAAACATTTAGCGCACATTTCTGGGCTTGCACCGCGTCCTACGTCGTCAATTGCGCGCTGACATAGAGTACACTTTACTCCAATGTCCTTAACCTTATAACCGTCTAGTTGACGTTGCTTGTTGCGTTCCATCTTTTCAAGATAGAACTTATCTAGGATCTCGTCTGTTCCGCCAGCCGCAACGATAATGTTTGCGACAAAATGCAAAACGTCTACAGCTTCCTTAATGATTTCCTCACGGTCTGCATATGGAGCGTCATGCTGCCAAGGCTTCCATGAGATTGCCTGACGCATCTCCGCAAGTTCATCGTCGATGGCTAACATGTTCCAACGCATGTACTCGACAAGGCGACGAATATTCTGCGCCTTATCGCCTTCCATTTCTTCATAGTTAATAAAGTATACGTCTTTTTGTAGATCTTTAGTGCGCTTTAGCCAGTTATTAAACAAGATGGACATTGGTTTGCTCTTTTCTCGTGAATAGACCTATTGCCTGTGATAAGTTAATTGCTGCTTCCCTGCGTGTAGGTACATTTTCTAGATACGCGTTACGTTGCTGCGTAGCGAGCGCTAGACGATCTTCCTGCGTCATGCTTTCAATACTTGACGCAAGATGCGTCCACGAATGACCAAGAAGTTGACTTTCTTTCCAATCTGTAGCAATTGGCGTTGATGCATTCATGCATTGAATGTATCTGTAGCTCCACCACGTGCTTGACGGGTATGGCGGAATAAGAGCGCCAACACCTGCTGCAATTTGCGTATAGACCTGCGAGTCACTCCATGACTTATTCCATTTCATAGGAACCGTTGGATTGGACAGTGTAGAAGTTGTAGACTTAATCCACTTAGTAGAATAATTTTCTACTACCCATTTATCACGGCGTTCAACCTCTATCATTTCTTGTGTAGAAATTAGATAGGAGTCTAAGTTGACTGCCTTAAGAGATTTATGCGCGCCCTCTGGCAAAAAGTTAGCAACGTGGGCGATCTCGTCTGTCCATGGCAATGACGGGTACAGCGTTATAGGCCAAGGCTTTGTGAGTAGGTGTTCTATGACATCTATAAGGTTATTAAGCATGTTTGGCTGTGAGGCGTGGCTAAATCCTCTACGGTAAGAATAAAAAGGCTTGGTAAGGTTGTCAGGCGTCTTAACCATCGCGCGCAAGCTTGCGGTAATCTTTCCAGGTTCAGGTGCGTCGATAAATAAACGTAACTTAGGCGAGTCAAGCAGCACGTCAATAACACTTAACGCTCCATAGACGTGATTTGCGCTTAAGCTTGTTATAGGACTAATTCCAACAAGTACGGAGTCGTATTGTTCAAGATCATTTAGGTTCCAGGAGACCTCAGGATTTTCCTGGATAACCTCGTGCCCTTGCTGTTCAAGAACTAACTTCATCACTCCAGCAAAAGATAACGAGCGCATGTTAGCCTTCTCTGAAGCATGAGAAGCGCTCATACCTGTGATAAGAATTTTACTCATACAAGTGTACCGTCTGCCTTTCGAGCTACGCCTTTGTCCTCGGCAACCGCGCGCTTAACGATACGGTCACAGTGTTCAACAAACGCGGTGTACTCTGGGATATAAGGTGCAAGAGCAGCGCGTTGCGCCATAGCAGTCGCGTGCAGCTCTGTATCCGACATCTTTTCAACGTCAGAGATCTTTAGCTTATATGCATCGCCAAGTGGGTCGCCTTCACCTTTATCGGTTACAAGGATAGAGCCAACGTGCGCTGCGTATAGGAAACGACTACGCCACCAGCCGGATCCAGCGTGCGGGTATGGTGGAGAAAGAATTCCCCAGTGATTATTGTAAAATTCAAGTACGTCCTGTTCTGTAGCAAATCTTTGTCCGCCAAGCTTTTTAATAAGCTTACGACTTCCTACGATCTCAACAGGCCAGTCTGGATTTTTTCTTTCAAGCCAGGTATCGTGTGGCATAAGAGCTCCAAGAACCCAAGCCTTTTTCTTATGCTCTGGAGGGAGCGCAGTTACCGGTTGAAGTGTTGGAACAACAGTTGATGTTGGGTCAAGAGCCTCAATAGGTCCTAGCTCAACAGGCATACGCTTGCGCACTATAGATCTATCACCGAAAGAATACATAGGACAAACTGGAACCATACCTGCTAGCCAACGATCTGCGATAAGATCTCGTGATGCCTCGACTAAACGTTTTTCGTAAGGCTGTACGTTTTCATCTGTGTCCATCATGTAGTAGCGTTCGATGTAGCACTTTTTTGCCGCCGCAGGGTTTGTTTCCTTGATACGTTCAACTGCTGCCTCAATGTCTGCACGACTAAAGTAAGTTGCGCCTTCTTCACCGCGATGCTCTGTGCCTACAAGTAGATGCTTATACAGCATCTCTGGTTTACGAATTAAGGCACGAGCGCCGTTGAACACGGTATTAAATTGCCAATCATCAAAGAATCCTACGCAAGGTAAACCTGATGACAAAATATATAGTGCGCCCATTGCTCCTTGACGTCCGTTAAGCGAGTTTAACGGCGCAAGGTTTACCCATGCAGCATCATAAGATGAAAGATCCTCGCCAGGAGTAACCTTACGCCAATCAACTTCATGGCCAGCTTCTCGTAATGCTTTCACGATAGAAGCAGGCACGTCAATTTTTTGGATCGTACGCTTCTCCGTGTTAATTTGGAGTGCAGTAAAACCCGAAACGATTATCTTCATACCCACTACCTTTCTAAGTAGATTTGGAGTATCACCTATTCACTGTACCAGGAATAGGTGATAAACCAGACGTACTTGGATTACTTTTTAGAACGGAGCAGCAGGTGGAGTTGCAGCGGCAGGTGCCGGAGCAGCTTCTGCTACAGGAGCTGCGGCAGGCGCCGGAGCTGGTGCAGGTGCAGGCGCTGGTGCAGGTGCTGCAGCTGCAGGAACAGCAGGAGAACCAAGCGGCACTGTAGCTACGTAGTACATCTTGATTTCGTTCTTCTTTTGACCCTGCCATGTACGAGAGCCAATCTGTGCACGAAACGCGCGTCCCTTAGCAGCTTGCTCGATTGCAGCGTTAGAAGGACTTGTCGCAAAGAACTCGCGACCTAGACCAAGGGCTGCCATCTTGCGGAAAAACATACCAAGAGCAGCAGGTGATTCTGGAGTAACAACTAAGTTATCCCAAACAATGCGCTTGTTATGAGCGCCACCTTGTACCTGCGCCTTAA